GGAACGGAAAAAGAGTGGGAGACCAGAAAGTAAACGATAAGGGAGGAAGAGTGTGTATATTTCCAAAGATAACTATATTATTCAGGAAATACGAAAACAAACACAAGGAGAATTTAAACCATCAAAAAATATGATCACAAGATGGTTCAATATATTAAATGAAGAAATATTTAATAACATTATTCATCCATTCCATGATATTGAAATAAAAAGAAAACAAGGCTGTCATGCAGAACATATTCCGTTTGAAGATGGCTATGGAACTATTTATGCGATGCTTTCAATAAATAAAAAATTTAACGATAAGAATGAATTTCTCTATACATTAGCACATGAAATGATACATCAATGGCAATGGATGCAATTAGGAAGAACAAGTCATGGTAATTCATTTTGGAAATGGAAAAATAAACTAGCACAATTTGAAATACCACTAGGAGAAAGTATCTAAAATGCCTATATATATATTTCAGTGTAGTAAATGTCAAACAACATTTGAATCATTTGAAACAATTAACAATATGGACAAACCATTAAATGATCCTTGTCCGTCATGTTTAGAAAATGGTAATATGTTACGATTGGTTGGTTCACCTAACTTAGGTGACTCTTGTAAATTAGAAATGACAAAAGGTTTACCAAAACCAACTAAGGATTTTAACGAAAGACTTAGGCATGTTAAAAATAGTCATGCCGGGTCAACAATAGAGGTGAGGGATTAAAATGAAAAAAGCAGCTTTGATTTTTATATTATCGTACCTTATAATGGGAAGTTCTTTGTTAGTTACAGCTGGTTCTTTGACGCCTGATTATGATATGTTTAAAGGAAATGGTGGTTCTTCAACAAAACCAGAACCAAAACCAGAACAAATAAATCCATTGAGTGATATTATGCTTTATTGTAATACAAGAGATTTTATCAACAATATGGTGAATAATGATTATCATATGAATATAGCGGCAAAAGGTTCAGTAAATGGGGATCGACATAAAGAAATAATAGAAACACATTTATGGATGAATCCTTCCAATAACCAATGGGCGATTGTATTTGTATACAAAGAAATAGATAGAAGTTGTGTGATTGGTGGAAACAATATTAAATTATATAGCCCCAAATAGGAGCAAAAATATGTATAAAAAAGCTATAACTGCAATTATGACTATTACTCTTGCGTCATTTTTGTTTTATTCAACTCCAGTATTTGCAGATCATGATTATGTAACAACGACTATTTCAAAAGTTATGCCTGCTGTTGTAGAAGTATCAGCTGAATCATTTTCAAAAAATACTCAAATGGTACCACGACCATCACCACAGAATCCAGGTCCTGATGGTAATTTCAAGTTTCGTGATAGACCACAAGATCAATTACCACCTGGTAAAGGTATTGAACCACCACGAGGTGGATCGGGTTTTGTAATTAGTGCTGATGGATATGTAATTACAAATTTTCATGTTGTTGATAATGTTTCCGATGGCAAAGGAATGGCTTTTGTTACATTCAAAGATGGTTCTAGGTATGAAACAGATTTAATCAATTATGACAAAGCTTCTGATATTGCTTTATTGAAAATTAAATTGGGTGCATCTGAAGCTGAAAAGACTTTTGAATTTGTTTCATGGGGTGATATGCCAGAAGTTGGTGATAGGGTTATTGCTATTGGTTCACCTATGAGTCTATCATTTACTACAACTTTTGGAAATGTTTCTGCATTAGATAGAATAGTTCCATCAGCAGCACCATTCGTTCCATTTGTTCAGACAGATACTTCTATCAATCCGGGAAATTCAGGCGGGCCATTGTTTAATTTACACGGAGATGTAATTGGTATCAATACTATGATTATTACAGGTAGTGGTGGATCTTCATCAGGGAGTATAGGTCTTGGTTTTGCTATTGATGGTACTTATGCGAAAAATGTTATTGAACGACTAAAGACTGGTGAAAAGATTAAACGACCATTTGTTGGTATAATGTTTCGTAGAGTCAACAAAGAAGATATGAAAGATTATACTAGTGGTGAAGGGGCGTTTGTAACCGAGGTAGTCACTGGTAGCCCAGCTGTTGGTATTTTAAAAGCTGGGGATATTATTTTGAAGGTTGATGGTGTAAAAGTTCTGATCAACAAACTTGCTGCTATGGTAGCTAAGAAAAAGATAAATGATAAAGTTGTATTTACTCTAATTCGTAATAAACAAATTATTGATATTGAGATGGTTTTAGGAGAAAAATAATATATGAAACACTTTAATCATGTGCATGATATTGATGATTTACAAGTTCCCACAAGACAATCAATAGATGGGAAAAGAGTATATGTAACACCAGATGGGAATCAATATCCTTCCATTACAACTATTCTTGGTAAACAACCGAAACCAAGTTTAGTTGAATGGAGGGAAAGAGTAGGTGATGAAGAAGCCAATAGAATAATGAAAGAGGCTGCTAAAATAGGAACTGAGGTACATGAATTATGTGAAAGATACTTATATAATAAAACTATAATATCTACAGATAGTGAATCAAGAAGGGTATTCAATCGTATGAGGTTTATTCTTGGTAATATTGATAATATAGTTGGTTTAGAAATTCCAGTATACAGTGATAAGTTAAGAGTTGCTGGGACAACTGATTGTGTTGCTGAATATAATGGTAAAATTTCTGTTATTGATTTTAAAACATCGTGTAAACCCAAACGTGAAGAATGGATTGAAGATTATTGGATTCAAGCCGCATTTTATGCTGCAGCGTTTTATGAAATGACTGGATGTGTTCCAGAGCAGTTAGTGATTATTATAGCAGTACGAAATAGTTTTGATGTTCAAGTATTCAAGAAATCTATTTTTGATTCAGATATCTATATTGATAAATTGGTTGATATAATGAAAAAAGATCCCATGGTGATTCAAATAAAATAGGAGAAGTAAAATGTCAGAAATTGACGAGTTTAACGCTGAAGGTTATGGTGAAAGTTTTGATTTTGGTTTCAATACTGTTGATGAAGTAGAAGTAACTGAATATGAAAAAGAGATTAAAAGTAGAGTAGCAGATCAAGGTGGTGCCATTCCATCTGGACTAGAAGAAAAAATTGATAAGTTAATTGCTATTCGTGAGGGTGATGATTCACAGATGGACATTCTTCAAAAGAAACATAAAGAAGATTTGTTGAAAGTAGAAAAGATGATTATGCCACTTCTATATAACTTGATGAAAAATCCTGAAGATGTTTATATCAAATGGCCCAACAGGAAAGAGATTATACAGAAACAAATTAATAAAATAGTAGTCATAACAAGAGGATAATAATATGGCATGGAACTATGTAAATGGTAGTACTATATGGAAATATGATGATACTGCTACGGCGTCTGATACATATTCAGATGCAGCTGGTGAATATGTTGGTGGTATAAGGACTTTTACATTTGCCAATGGCAATACTCGAAAAACTTATGTAAAATGTAGAACGGAAGCTGATCTTGTGGAACGCGGAGAACTTTCATGGGATTTTTATAATTAAAAAAGGGAGACTTTATTATGCACTATAAAAACTACATTAATGGCGAGTGGGTTGACAGTGAAAGTGGAGAAATATTTCTTGATGTTAATCCCGCACACCCTAAACAAGTAGTTGGTGAGTTTCAAAATTCTGGACAAGCTGATATTAATAAAGCAGTAAAACACGCAAAACATGCTTTTCTGGATTGGAAAAATGTTCCTGCTCCAAAACGTGCAGATATCCTTTTTAAAGCCGCAGAGATTCTTGTAAGAGATAAAGAATGCATTGCCAAAGGAATGACTGTTGAGATGGGAAAAGTCATAGCAGAAACCCGTGGTGATGTTCAAGAGTGTATAGATATAGCTTATTATGCAGCTGGTGCTGGTAGACGATTGACCGGTGAAACAGTACCATCTGAAATGAAAAATAAATGGAGTATGAGTGCCAAATTACCTTATGGTGTAATTGGTATGATTACTCCATGGAATTTTCCAATAGCAATTCCCGCATGGAAAGCATTTCCCGCAATAGTTGCCGGTAATACAGTAGTTATTAAACCAGCTTCAGATACACCGTGGTCTGTTGTTAGACTTGCTGAGGTATTTCATGAAGCAGGATTACCACCTGGTGTATTTAATGTTGTAACAGGTCCTGGTTCAACAACTGGTATGGCATTAGTTAAACATCCAGATGTAAAAGTTATTTCATTCACAGGTTCTTCAGCAACAGGTAGTTTAATTGCTAAAGAATGTTCTGAACTAGGAAAGAAATATTCACTTGAACTTGGTGGAAAAAATTCAATCACAGTAACAGAAAATGCAGACCTCGACCTTGCCGTTGAAGGAGTAATATTTGGTGCCTTTGGTACAACAGGACAGAGATGTACGGCTTGTAGTAGAGTAATTATTGATAAGAAAGTTAAAGAAGTATTTACAGAAAAATTAATTAGGAGGACAGAATCATTGCGTATTGGTAATGGTTTAGAAGATGATACGGATGTAGGTCCTCTGATTAATAAGAAAGCAGTAGATAATGTAGAAAATTATGTAAATAGAGCCGTTGAACGTGGTGATGATTTACTAACTGGTGGTGCAGAAATTCATATGAATTTAGGTTATTTTTATGCTCCTACTATCTTTACTAATATTACACCAGATAACGAATTAGCCCAAGAAGAAATCTTTGGACCTGTTGTTGCCATAATTGAATACGAAACTTTTGATGAAATGATGGATATTGTAAATGGTACCAGATACGGATTGAGTGCCGCGATATATACTCAAGATGTAAATGAAAGTTTTAAATTTATGAAAGACACAGAAACTGGATTGGCCTATGTGAATACTTCATGTATTGGAGCAGAAGTAGGTCAAAACTTTGGTGGGATTAAAGATACAAGTCCTATCAGTAGTAGAGAAGCAGGAAGTCAGATGTTTGATGCAGTAACTTATGTAAAAAATATGGTAATTGATTTTTCTGGAAAGCTACAAAAAGCACAGATCGAATAATGCCTCTGTAGCTCAACTGGTAGAGCGCGACATTTGTAATGTCGATGTTGGGGGTTCAAGTCCTCTCGGAGGCTTAATTTTTAATGAAAGGTTTGTTATGAAATACACATATGATACTATCATGTTTTATTGTCCTATTTGTGAAAAAAGAAATAATGTTCAAGTGAGTCATAAAAATGCTGTTAATGATTATTTTCATCAAAAGAATATCCCAATACAATTAGCAATAGAAATAAAACCACAGACACAAGACTGCGTAGGTTGCAATAGACCACTACAACTCAATCTTGAGAATATTCCTGTTCGTCAATATAATCTTTCAGTGAAATTGGATTGTTCTAATCAAAGACCAGGGATGGAATCGTGGTATGAAGATGCTATCCCAAAAGCAATGGATGAATATGATCTATGATTAAATCATTTTTCTGTACTAAAAAATGGGCATTGTGGGCGTGGGGTGGCTTGTTTATTCTGTTATCTTCATTATGGATACAAGTATCACTAACTGTAGCTATTAACGCATGGTATGGTGGTTTCTACGACCTCATGCAAAACTCAGCAACATACTTTGATAAGTCACAAGTTGGTATAGATTTATTCTATCAAAAACTCATATCAACTAATATTGAAGATAAATCATTTTTTATGTTAGCAATGCCGTATGTTATTATTGCTACCATTACAAATTGGTTTACAAGGGTATATGGTTTACGTTGGAGAGAAGCTATAACCTTTGACTACTTACCTAAGTGGAGAAATGTTACAGAAGATATTGAAGGTGCTTCACAGAGAATACAGGAAGATACTCATAAGTTTGCTGATATTATAGAAAGACTTGGATTACAGATTGTTCGTTCTATAATGACATTGATAGCGTTTATACCTGTTTTATGGCAACTAAGTGCTAAAACAGATATTCCATTTATGGGTATGAAAGAAGGTTCATTAGTTTGGTTTGCATTAGTAGTTTCTATTGGTGGATTGATTATTACATGGTTCGTTGGTGCAAAGTTGCCAGGACTTGAATACAATAACCAGAAAGTTGAAGCTGCATTTAGAAAAGAATTAGTATTTGGTGAAGATGATAAAAACACTTATTCAAAACCAGAAACTATTTTAGAACTATTTACAGGAATTAAATTTAACTATCAGAGGCTCTTCAACCATTATGGCTACGTTGACATATGGATAAATAGCTATGATCAATTCATGGTTATAGTTCCCTATCTTTTGGTTGGGCCGGGACTTTTCACCAAACTTATCACTTTAGGGGTTGTGGTTCAAGTCAGTAATGCTTTCAGGAAAGTACATGAAGGATTTGGGGTATTTTTATATCAATTTACTACAATAACTGAATTGAGGTCTGTTTGGAAGCGACTAAAGGAGTTCGAGCAGAACTTGGTCAGATATACGATTTAAGACGATTTAAAGACGATTTAAGACGTTTTTCCTGAAAAGACATACCTGGGTATGTCTTCCATAATATAACGTCAAATCGACGCTAAGCGTGTCTGTAAGTCATTGTTTCTAAAGGGTTTATAACCCCTTATTTTTCAATAACTTAACTAAATACAAGTTCTTCCTTGTATTTGGTCTCAATATATCGTATAATAGATATATAATTAAGAATAGATAAGAAAGGAGTAAATTATGTCTGAGCGTTGGAATAACCAAACACAAAGTTGGGAAACATATGATGAAAATGGAGATGTTGTGGAAACAAAAGAGGAGTGGGTAGCACCTGAAACTGTAGAGTGGCCACCAGAAGAATTACCAGTAGATGGTCACATCATCCTTGAGTCAGTGCCATCATTAGAAACTGTTGTAGAGTTGCCACCAGTAGTTGATACTCCTGAAGAATTTGGTAATGTAGAACTTGTAGAAATACCAATAGAAGTTGTTAATGCAAAACCTTCTCATTGGATGGATCCAATTGGATTTGAAGCATTGTACGGAGTTTTGGGTATTATTGTATTAGTAGTTGCATGGCGATGGTTGAAAAAATAATATGAAATGGAACCCACATTGGAGTTATAGAATTTTAAAAATAAGCCCACAGGAATATAAAGCCGTGGAAGCATATTATGATGAAGATGGAAACGTAGATAACATTACTGATATTTCTGCATTAAGATTTGTCGGTGATGATGTTGAAGAATTAATTAGTGTATTTGAGCTGGCCTTAAATGAATTAAAGAAAAATAAAGATAATGTATTAGAGGAATCTAATGATAAATGTAATAGGGACGCAGATGAGGATTGTGGCTGTTGAAATGGACAATTACAACATTATTAAGACCCGGTGTAAAAGGATCAGATGAAGGAGTAGTATTAAATTGTTTACATGATCTTGGGTTTAATGAAGCTTCTGAATTAAGGATGGGAAAAGCATTCTATATTGATTTAGATGATAAACTTACCGAGGATGAACAAAGAGAAAAAATAGATAAGATGTGCAAGGAGTTATTAGTTAATACCATTCTATATAATTATAAAGTGGAGAAATATAGTGAAGAAACTTTTTAAAGTTAGAAAAGAGTATTTTGAAAAGAAGTCAGAAGCGAAAGCGTATCGGAATAAGTTAGAAAAATATATTCCAGTTCGTGATAAGAAAACTGGTGAACTTCCTAAACATATTTGGAAGTATGAAGTCAAACGTGGACCAGACCATCATAGAGGGGAATCTAAATAATGTTTCCCATTTTTGGTTTATCAAACTCAAAAGGAGAGCCTATGTTAATTGGTATTTCTGGTAAAGCTGGTTCTGGTAAAGATACACTCGGTAAATACTTATGTGCAGAATATCTATGTTTACATTATTACTTTGCTAAACCTCTTAAAGAGGGAGCAAAAATTATGTTTAATCTATCTGAAGCTCAAATAAAGAATAAAGAGGTTCCTATAGAACCTTGGGGTATTTCACCGAGGAAAATATATCAGTTACTTGGTACAGAGATTGGTAGGGGTATTGATCCTAATATTTGGATTAAAAATGCTGAAATGTTTATCAATAGACATCCAGGCCGTACTGTTGTAATTACTGATGTTCGTTTTGACAACGAAGCTACTTTTATTCACAATAGAGGGGGTACTATTATAAATATTGTTAGGGAAAAAGAAGCTATTTATGAAAATAAACATTCTAGTGAGGGTGGTTTGAGTCCCAATAATATTGATATGACTATTTACAATAATGGAACAAAAGAAGATATGTTTAATGAGGTTAGACAAGAAATTGCTGTATAATCTTGTGGTGAAAGTTTTTCAAGACCGGGGTGCAATTCCCCGCGCCTCCACCAATTTCAACAATCATGGGGGCGAATTAGGCTCGATTGGAGAATGGAAATTATAGGACAGCACGGAGTTGGTCTATGGCTCCGATAACAATAGACCAAAACATAAACGCTAATCAATACGATTATGCAATAGCGGCGTAAGTCGCTGGGGTCAGGCTCACCTTGCAACAGAACGAGCCAACTTCTTCCTTGTATTATGTAGCATAATTTGTTATAATGTATATAACAATTAGGAAATCAACTATTGGTTGATTATTGTGAAGTGATGAATGGTTCATCATTGTTTGTTAATTAAAAAGGAGTATGTGAAATGAGTTCTAAACATGGTATGCCGCGAGTCGGTCGTAAGAATGCACGTAGGATCACCAGGACGGAAGCTGAATTGACAGGTCTTCCTCGATGGGTTGAAATGTATACTAGCCCAGCAACGGGTGAGGTATCTTTCAAGAACGCCGATATTGTCGGTGGTTCAAAGACGGTTAGTTCCATCCGTGCTAAGCTGAGTAAGTTTTATTCAGCATAAATGAAATGGGGGTTGTGGGGGGTTCTTTTGAACCCCTCCCTTTTTCTTTTTTTAGGTGATCGTATGAAGAAATTTATTTTGTTATGTTTTGTTTTAATTATGTGTAGTGGATATTCTTCCACCGATCGGTGGGGTCATTCGTCAAAGATGCATAAAAGAACAATCTATAGTGTTAAAGATGTTAATTGTCTTGCAAAAAATATTTACTTTGAAGCTAGAGATCAAAAACCCAAAGGTCAAATAGCAGTTGCATTAGTCACTATAAATAGAGTCAAAAGTAAACGATTTCCAAATAGTATCTGTAAAGTTGTAGAACAAGCAAATAGAAAGAATGGAAAACTAGTATTATATAAATGTCATTTTAGTTGGTTTTGTGATGGAAAAAGTGATACACCTAGAGATAAAATGTCGTGGGACATTTCTTTATTAATAGCTCGTGCTATGTTGAGGAATCCTATGAGGGATTTCTTACACGGTGCTACTCATTATCATAGAATAGATGTTGACCCTTATTGGAATAAGAAAATGTTAAAATTTTCTACAATTGGTGATCATATATTTTACATAGATGCACTTAACAGATGAATAACGCAGAAAGGACACCTATGGCTAAGAATTCAGAACCAATTCCTTCGACTACAGAAGATGATAATATATATTTGTTCATGAGTCCAGTGAATGATGAGACTTGTAGAGATTTAATTTCTTTTATTATCACTAAAAACTTAACAAAACCAAGACCTAAGTATTTACAGATAATTATTAATTCAGGTGGTGGTGATTTAAATGCAGCTTTCGCAGTAATAGATATTATGAGGGGTAGTCCAATACCAATAAGAACTGTTGGTTTGGGAATGATTGCATCAGCAGCTTTCGCAATGTTTATTGCTGGTGAGACAGGTTATAGAACATTAACACCTAATACTTCTATAATGAGTCACCAATATACTTGGGGGTCTTATGGTAAAGAGCATGAACTGTTTTCTACTGTAAGAGAGTATGAATTGACTACGGAAAGAATGTTATTACATTATAAGAAATGCACTGGATTGAATGAGAAACAAATTAGAGAGTATTTACTACCACCTCATGATGTTTGGTTGAGTGGTAAAGAAGCTAAGAAACTTGGTATTTGTGATAACGTGAAGGCTATGCGATGAGTATTGATATCTCTTTAACAATAGAAGAAATAGTTAAAAATAAAAAGATAACTTACATGGATGCTATTCTGGAATATACTAATAGAATTGATGGTGAAATTGAAGGAGTAGCTAAAATGTTAAACAAATCTATTAAAGATAAAGTTGAAGCAGAGGCACAGTCATTGAACATGATGAAACAAGAGCCAAAACTTCCAATTTAGAAAGGAGGCCTATCAAAACTATATAATGATACAGAGTAATACAAAAATAATATAACGAAATAAAAGGAGTAATAATATGTCTAGTTTTAAAGATTTAAAAAAGAATAGAATGTCCAACCTAGAGAGCCTCTCTAAACAAGTTGAGAAACTTGCCGAAAAACCTACCTATGGTGATGATCGTATTTGGAAATGTGAACGTGATAAGTCTGGTAACGGTTATGCCGTTATTCGTTTCCTTCCTGCCTCTAACAATGAAGATGTACCTTGGGTTCAAATGTGGTCACATGGCTTCAAAGGCCCAGGCGGATGGTATATCGAAAACTCTTTGACCACTCTTGGTAAAGATGATCCCGTATCAAAAGCAAACACAGCATTGTGGAACTCTGGTATTGATTCTGATAAAGATATTGCCAGAGATCGTAAACGTAAACTAAGTTATTATTCCAACATTCTTGTGTTAGAGGATAGTGCTAATAAGGAAAACGAAGGTAAGGTATTTCTCTTTCGTTATGGTAAGAAAATCTTTGAGAAGATTACTGGTGTTATGAATCCAGAATTCAAAGATGAAACTCCACTGAATCCTTTCGACTTCTGGGAAGGTGCAAACTTCAAAATAAAAATCCGACAAGTAGATGGTTATGTGAATTATGATAAGTCAGAATTTGCTGATCAATCTAAGTTGTTTGATGGTGATGATGAGAAATGTGAAGTTATTTGGAATCAACAGCATTCACTTCAAGATTTGGTGAGTGCGGATAACTTCAAGTCTTATCAAGAATTGGAGGCACGGTTTAATACTGTGGTTGGTTCTGGTTCTAATTTTGAAGAAAGTATTGAATCTGAGGATGCAGTAGAACCTGCTGTAAAAGAATCATCTAATGATGATTCGTTGGATTACTTTAAGAAGTTAGCAGAACAATAAATTGGTAATGGGGGCTTCGGCCCCCATTATT